GTCGTGACTAAGTCCACGGTTCTGTGCGACCAGGTTCACGAAGGCCTCACGCATTGTATCAACATCGGATTGCCATGATTTTTTGACAGAATCCGGTAAGTCTTGATATGGGTTCCCATCAACTTTATGATCTCCGGAATAGATATATTCAACATTTATCCCATCTTGTTCCATTGCTTTCTGATACGACGTGTGCATTCTGACAACACCGATACTTCCCGCATAACCGCTTGGTGTCAAATAAATCTGATCTGCGGCGCTTGCCAGTGCATACGCTCCAGATGCGCAAAAGGAATCAATAACAGCTATTGTCGGCTTCGTTCCGCGTGATTCATATAAATCTTGTGCAAGTTCGAAACAGCCTGCTGCTTCTCCACCGCCGCTGTCCACATCAAAGACAATCGTTTTGACGTCTGTATCTTCCAACGCTGCTGTGTGCATGGCTCGAATATAACTGTAGCCGGTAACCCAGCCGAACCAATACCCACCGAAACGATTTATCAACATGCCGTGGATTGGGATAAATGCGACGCCGTCGGAATACGCGAATGGTTTATCCTCACGCGAGTTGCTAAACCCATAAGCGGCGCAGAGTTGCTTGTTGCCTTCTTCGAGTGTTGTCAAATACGCATCATCATCTGCTGGGATACCTGCCAGGTGATTAAACATTTGTGACATCTCTTCACGGGTTGCACTGCTGCTGAAAAGCGACGGCCCGTTATTGATTCGATTGATTGACGCGGATAGCGCGTTTTGAATGATTAGTCCGGCGCTCATTGGTTTCCCCCTGTATCGGATGAGTCTGACTGCTGATCTGAATTATCGGCCTGCTGGTCATTAGTGGACGTGGTATTGCTGGTGGTCGTTGCATTCGGATCGGCAACGGCCGCAATACCATATTGTTCCATTATTCTTGCTTCTCGGGCCTGTTGCTCCATGACCTGACGCCAGTCGAGGCCCAACTTTGCACACTCGATTTCATATGTACTCAATTTTGAGGTTATACGCATCGTCGCTGCGGTGGTTTCTTTCAATTCATCAACCTGTCCGGAGCTGCCGCCGATCCACTCTGCGTTACAGATGAAGTCTTTAACGTATGGCTCGTAGAACCATGCTCGATTCTTTCCGGGTGGTAATGGGATATTACCGGCATTCCATTCTTCTTCAAACCATAGCCGCATGATCTGATTTGCAAAACGGTCGGCCATTTGTTTCTTTTTCACCCGGTAATGTTTCGCCGTCTCCCCCATAGCCGCCTTTGCGCTTGAGTAGTTCGTTTTTGAGAAATCGTGTGTGAATTCCTCAAGTGACATATTGAACGTCGCCGCAATGTGTTTCAGTAGACTTGCTTCAAAATCCGTTCCTACCCCGCCTGGCGTCCCTGCTGGCATCATAGTTAATTTGGTGCCAGGGTAAAGGATTGGGATTTTAGCTCCATCAACCGTTAAATTTTTAGAGCCTGCAGAGTAGGCGGCCAACTGTCTCAAGTAGTTGCCGATCATTGTGTTCGCTTCTCTGCCATCCGGATCGATCCCCATTTGCTGATAAATCAACTCTTGTGGAAGTTCGGATTCGATGGCAGCGGCAAAACTGGCATTCAATACCGCGCTCTGCAACGTGACTTCCTGGTACTCCTTGGTCATGTGCATATGCTTGAGCGCCGATACCATATCAGCGATACCTCGCGGCTGCGATACCGTTTTCTGCTCAAGCAAATGGATCACCAGAGGACGGCCCCATGGTTTCTGTGCCGGTACATAGGTCCAGCCCCATTCACCGTAGATGTACTCCTCACCGGGGTATGACCGACGGAAGTAGAATCCTGTTTCACGTCCATATAAATCCATTTCAACGCCAGATTTTATGGTGGCCGTGTCCATCTGCTCATTTGGATTGCACAGCCGCTGGGATGGCATCATTTGAATGGCGGTAGCGAATGGTCGATCCGATTGGCGTAGCCATTCAACAGTTGCCAGTATTTCTCCTGTCGTCAAGCCCATCCCCACCCCGAGGCGGATCAGGTCGGTGAAGGTGTTCATCCGGCCGGCGTCAAAATAACAGGATGGCGAATCGGCAATCGTATTGAATGTCGTTTCGACTACTTTTTGCATTTCTTCGGCCCACGCCTGTGGTACGCCCAAAAGCTCCCAGCGTGGTTTAAGATTCAATCGGTACTGATTTCCGACAATTGAATTCTTTTGCGTTGTTATCGCGCCGGATACCATGCCCATGTTCTGAGACATGTTTTGACTTCGTGCATCTGCAAGGTACTTATCTTTCCATACCTGCATGGGTCCGCTGTCTGATCTTGGTGCCCATTTCATTAGTTCCCGTGAGTAGCGCTCTGCACCTTCGTATCCGCCACCGAGGGCTAGATCATTTGGCGCTTGCATTGCCACCGTGGGAACTTCGGGCAAAGGGATTTGCTCCATCAGAAAAATGCTCCAATTGGTTTTAGTCCAAGTCCGGTTCCTTCTGCAGTAGCGATCTGAGATTTTAAACTCAGGATGTAATTAAACAGGTATTGTTTATTTGCTGCTGTGAATTCCCCTTTCTCCGCATTTTGGTCAGTTAAGGCCACAACCGATTTACCAAGCATCAGCTGGTGATAGGCTGTTTCCGCTTCTGCCAACTTCGTTTTCAGATTTGCAAGTTCTTCGGCTGTCATGCAAGCATCTCCGCAAGTTTAGAAATTTCATTGACATCCGCATCGTCTGTCACAATTGTGAAATCGTCTGCATCAAGTGTGACCACCATTGGGTTTTTGTCCCAACTGTCTGCCCACGATGGCGGAGACTCCCAGTTGATCGCCTCCAACCCCAGTATTTTAGGGGCTATGGCAACTGAATAAGCATACACTAACAAGTCAAATGCTTCATTTCGTTTTTGCTTTTTCTCCCATCCTCTCTCGGTTCTGACTTCGGCACACAGCTCTTTATAAAACTCTTCTGGCATATCAACTGGGTAATGGACCATGCCTTTTCCAGGTTCGATACAGTCTAGACGGCCTGATAGGGTGTCTTTCATGACGTTGGTATTTATCATCAAAACTGGGATATCCCCATGCGCAAGATTTTTTGCTGTTTTACGCTGTGAATCTGGAAACGATATTCGAGTTCGAGGTGCGTTTACATTTGGGTCGCCTTTGACCAGCATAAACCGGCCACCGTTGCCCGCCTTGCGTTGTTTCTTCCAAAATGCGTAGGCGTTTGTTGTTACCCCCTCCATGCCGCCTGAGTCGCACGCTGTCATCTTTACTTTCATCATGCGTCCTGACCCATCGGCCAGTGGGTATTTTGCATCTATGACCTGATTGAGGAGTTCCCAGTCCTCTTCATAGACATGTGGCTCCAAGATCATAGGGTCACCATCGGAATCAAGTCTGTTTGATTTCTGGATCTTGAAACGGTCAATCAATACCACGTCAAACGGCTGACCAGGTGAGATCCCGGTGATATGGCAAATAAACGAATTTTTCTGAACGTCAACCGTGCCGATCAACAATCGCACGTCTGGTGGGACTGTTGCAATTTGATATTGTTCCGCTCTTACCGTCATCGTCTCAGGGACTCGCATGGATGTTAAGTCTTTGGACACATACGGCTCTCCTAAGTCATTGTTGTAGAATTTCTTTAGGGATTCTTCTGATAATGTTCTTCGGTAGACATCTTCTGCATCCAGGTATTGGACGACAAGTTTTGTCCAGGTTGTAAAGGCCGCTGCAGTTCCTTTCAGCCACCATGACGCAAAATCTGTTTTGCGGCGTTTTCCTTTCAGGATCCCGTGGCTATCCAGGTGCATCCCTTCTGGTATCCATGTCGCCCACGTATTCATCTCATAGCGGTCGTCTGGAGAGATCTCGCTGCCACAATGCGGGCATACCATCCTCACTGTTTTGGCTTTCTCCAGGTTCGACATGAGCGGATCCATTTCATACTGGAGCAATTTGAAGTCACCCTCGAAGTAGCCATTGCAGTGTGGGCACGGCCAGTACCACCGGCGTCTGTCGCCACGGTTATATAGGTCAAGGATGCCGGTGCATGGTGGCGCTTCGTGTGCGCCTCGCAGGATGAATCGTGGGTCAATAACCGGGCGGGATGGCGAGCTCTCTGCATAACACATCGCAAACTTACCAAACGTATTGGTACGCTGTGACGCAAGGTCGAAAGCGTTACCATCTCCGCCAATATCATCTGGTATACGGTCATAGTCGGTAATGATGACCCGTCCTACTGGGCGGCCCGCAAGTTCTGTCACAGACGGCCATGACAGCGTCAGGATCATCCCTGATTTATATCGCTTATCGAAAGTGTTATCTGCATCCTTGGCTGCCAGTAGCCGACGTCCTACTTCCGGGGAATGCTGGTGGAGTCGGTCGATACGTCGGATGGAGAAATCTCGTGCGGCGGTATTCGTCGGGCAGAATACCATGGTGTCCAATGGGTCAACTACCACTGAGTATGCCACGCCGTTGATAATGATCGCATCTGTTTTGCCGGACTGCGCAGGTCCGCAGAATGCTGCTTTGACGTAGTCACGACTGCTGAGTACATTCATAGGCTCAATCATGTACGGAGTGGTGTCATTTCGCCACGGGCCAATATAGGAACCTGGTGAATATACGTTTCTATATTTTTCCGCTGCCTCCGCTGGTGTTATGCGTTCTGGCGGTTTCAACTGGTCAGTGGAGTCAATAATGATCTGCGCGATATTGTCATAGTTCATCGTCAAGGTCCCTAACAACTTTCGCTTCATCTTTGAATCGTTCGACAAGTCCATTGGCTGCCTGGTTTAAAGCCTCGTCGATCATCTTCTGCAATCGATGCCGTGCCTTTTCACTGAATTCTGTTTCGCGCTCAACGTTATCGGCAAG